CGGCCGCCGTGCCGATCATTGCGAAGCTGGGGATTCCGCCGGTGAGCTTTGAGAATAGGCCGCCGCCGGCATCTTCGGTTTCTTTGATTGCTTTAACTGCGCCTTGTGAGTCGCCAAGAATCTTCACGGCAAGGATTGCGCTTTTACCGGCGGCCATGTGGTTACTCCTTTTCAGAATTGAAGGCGATTGTTAAAGCTGTTTCAAGAATTTCGGCGGGTTCGCTAAGCCACGCGGATACGGGGATACCGGTTCGCATGGCTAGTGCGACGACGGCGGCGGTCCATTCGCCTACCGGGTAGGGTTTTCCGTGTCTTCGGGCGCGTCGCTGGGTGAGTAGTCAACGAGAATCTTTTCTGCGAACTCTTCGTATGACACTTCTTCAATGACGTGAAGGCGTTGAAGGGCTGCGTAAAGAATGACTGAGGCCAGGCGCGGGCCGTCCTTGAATTCCCATGAATTCATTTGGCATGTGCGTTCGGCAATGATCTTGTCGTATGCCAAAATGCGCGCGGTTCCGGTTTGTCCGTCTGCGAGTTCGTATGAAACGAATGTCTTTTGAATCATGATTCGGCGGCTTTCTCTAATGAGTTCTCTATGTGGTCGATGTACATTCCTACCCACTTCGGTTCGCTGTCAGCGGCGGCGCGGGTGAGGAACAGGCTAGGGAGGTACACGGAATCATGCTTTTTGCGGCCGGAAGGTGGCTTTTTAGAGCGGACAGAGGGCCAAATCTTTCGTCCCCACTGAATCATTCCTGCGTACCGGATTCGCTTGTTACCGGCGCGGGCGATCGCGGCGGTTTTTGTACCGGCGGCGCGGATTGTTCCGGCTAGGTCTTGGTCTTTGCGCGGAACAAGTCGCTGGGCTTCGGCGACAACAAGCGTTGCAATGTCTTTGTGAAGTTGTTTGAGGTCTTCTAGAGAGTCGCCGGCGGCTTTCATTCGCCGGCGATACTCTCTAGCGTTTGCGACTTCGAATAGCGGGCTTTTGCCGCGTCCAGTTCCCATGATTACGCGGGCAGGTCTCCGAATTCGATTGTGGGAAGGCCGCCTACGGTGGTAAACGTGAAGTCGGTGGTGTTCTCCTTCTTCACGTCGCCGCCGATCACAACCGGTGTAATCTTTACCTTGCCCTTCAAGGTCATTTGCTCATTGTTGTTCGGCTTGAAAATGTAGGGCATGACTTCGCCGGCGTGCGCGTAGGTCCATGCGACAATGCCGGTCTTGTCGAAGTCTTGGTAGAACGTTCCAGACAGTTCGCCGGTCACGTCGCCGGTTGGAACGAATTCGGAACCGTCCAAGAGAGCGATAGGGTCTTGATCCTTCATTGAAGGGGTGTACTTCACGCTTGAGAGGCGCGCGGCGAATTCGCGTGCACTAGCGGTTTCGCCGAACTTCAATGTGCCAGGGCCAAGCTTCGGGAATTTTTCGGCCATGTTTTTTCACTTCCTAAATGTTGTTTCGAACGAAAGTTCAAGGGCTGGGTAAACGGTTCCTGCCAGGTCGATCGTGTCGGGTCGAATCCTGGTAATTGACAGGCGCGGTTCAAGGGTTTCGGCCAGGTCAAGCATTTCTGGCAATGCGGCCATGTGGTCGCGGTAGTTCGGGTGAACGATCACGGTTGCCCATGTACACGTTCCCTGTCCGTATCCGTCGAAGTCAATCGCTTCGGGCGCTCCTATCCACAAACAGGTTTCGCCGGCCGCTAGGGCTGGTCGAAGGCTTGTGGGGTCAGAGGTGACGATCAAGCCGGTGATTGTCGCGTCTTCAATGATTTCGTTCACGTCGTAGAACATCAGACAAACGCGGCTTTCATGAACGGGCGAAGCATGGGATATGCGGGCGTTAGCGGGTCGAGCGCAGGCCTAAAGAATGAGGCCGTAGAATCAGCGTCCAACGCGGTTGACGCGTCGCGGCTAGAAGACCGGCGATTAAAGAGGTTCGCAGTCACTTCTAGAATCGCCGAACGCCTAATATCGCCGGGCACCGTGCTAGTGCCTATAAAACGGTCGACTAGCGCGGCCGCCGCCGCTGTGCATTCGGCGACAAACTGCCTATCGCCGCCGGTTGCATGTACGTATTCAGCGGCCGCGCTAATCAAAGCTTCGTCAGGCTGCATTGAACTTGAATGCCTTAATCAGTTCAGGCTTCGGCGCGAAGTGCGAAGCGTAGCCGTACACTGCGAATTGCTTGGTGAGGCTAAAGATCTGCGAATCCTGCAAGCGGTACGGCGCGCCGGGCGCTTCCTTAATGCGGATAGCTTCGCGGGCGTAGCCAACCGCGTGGTTGCCGGACCAGTTCGGGATTCGCTGAACGGTGATCGTTGCGAAGTCGCCGCGTCCCGAAGGAAGGGTAATCGTTCCCTGGTGGTCGACGGGTGCGCCTGAGAACTGCAGGGCCTTGGGTGCGCGGTCCAGTGCGGCGAGAGCCTGGAACACGGCCGGCGAGACTGCCAGGCCGTCGAGCACATACGGCGTTGCGTCGTATGCGTCGATCAAGGCTAGAACAAAGTCGGTCCAGTCGTTTACGGTCGCGGCCCGCATGCTTGCGATCGTCTTCAACGGCGCGGCTTCGGCGGTAGTCACGGCAGTATTGAAGACTTCACGGGTCTTCGTTTCGATTTTCGTCGCGTAGGTGAATGCCTGGTCAAAGAGCATATCGTCAAGCAGGGAGATTGAGGCGCGTTCAACGGCTTCGAAGCTGATTTCAGCGCCGCCGGCGTAGGTCAGGACAGGCGCGGACTTCACTTCGTATTCTGCGGGCTTACCGGTGGGAAGCGCTTCGCCTTCCTTGTGATCGTCGTCGACGCTGATAGTCGTTGCGCCCTTCTTCACGGCGTATTCGATGGTCATGCCTTCGGCGGGCAAATCGGTTGTGTGAGTGAACAAGTTCGTAACGACTTGCTTTGCTTCCATGCGCTTTTCAAGTGAGCCAAGCCAGGCCGGGCGGGCAACGGTTTGGCCAATCGTTGCGCCTTCAAATGCGCGGGTTGCCATTTCGTCACGGCCGGCGAGAGCCTTCAAATATGCGCCGAAGGAACGGAATTCGAACGGCGTTTCTGCGCTGGTTGCGTTCTGCGTGCGAAGGGAACGGATTTCGCGTTCGCAGTCGTCGATAGCAGACGTGAGCGGTGCTACGGCTTCGGTGATCTGGGAACGGATTTCTTCAATGTTCATGTGCTGGGTCCTCACGGGTTCGGTTTCGGGTTGTTTGCGGATTTCGGAAATTGTCGCGGTGTCGTATGCGGGGAATTCGACTACTGAGAATTCACGCGCCTTCACGCGGGTGTAGGTGATGTGCGTAGAGTCTTCTTTTTCGTCAATGGTGTATTCGAGTGGCTCAAATCCAATGGAAAATTTGGTGAGCACGCCGTCACGGATAAGCTGCGCGATATCGCGGCCGCGCTGCGTATCAGAGATGCGGGCGGTAATCTTGCGGCCGTCTGCGGTGTCTTCGGCGTGGGTGATTACGCCGATAGGTTCGGCGTGTCCGTAGCGTAGGATTGCGCCGCTGTCGTCGATGCTTCCGGGTGCGAACTGTTCGTACCAGCCGAAGTATTCGATTTCGCGGTTAAACGGTACGCCGATGCCTTCAACGGTCAAGCCGTCGATTTTCGCCCTGAATTCAAGCGAACGTGTCTGTAGCTGGTCTAGGTTCATTCGCCTTTGCCTTCGCTTTCGTTTGTCTTGGTTTGTGCGGCTGTGTCTGGGATTCCTTCAATTTCGCGGGCGTATTGCGGGGAATACAGTCCGATTTCAATTGCCGTCTTGTGCGCGGCGTAGCGGCTTGCGGTATCCGATCGCAGCAATGCTTCAACGTTGAACTTCACGCGTTGCCCGCGCGGGACACACATTGTTAGCGCGTCTTCAAGCTTTGAAATGTATGACTGCAAGGTGAAGCGAGTGAAGGCGATCCATTCTTGTTCAACGTTGCTATAGGTCTGCGCGTTGCCTTCCACGGCGGCGAGTAAGAGCGGCGCGGGAATGCCGAAAATACGCGCGATCTGAGTCGTGTTGAATTGCTGTGCTTCTAGCCACTGCGCTTCACGGGGGGAAATAAGAATAGGCGTGTAGGTAAGGCCGTGCGGGAAGACGCGAATTCGAGAGGGATTCGCGGACATGTCAAGCGGATTGCCTTCTGGGTCAAGGTAGTTCCAGGCGTTGCGCATGGCAATAAGATCGTCGGTGCTCACCTTCTGGTCTGTGGAAAGAATTCCCGAAGGTTGTCCGCTGTTGCGGAACCAGCCGGCGGCGAAGTCGCGAACGTCGCGGGCTGTCGACAGTTCCATATAGGAAGCTTGGATAGGTCCAAGGCCGTTCGTTGCGCCGGGTAGCGTGAGCAGTGGCACGTGTAGGATTTCGTCGTACTGATAGACCTTGCCACGGTAGGAAACAGTCTTTACACCTGTGTTGGTGTCTATGACGGCTTGGCATTCCCACGGGTTAAGAACGGTCAGCGCGTCTACACTGTCGCCGAAACGATCGACTTTGATGTATGCGTTTCCGGTCGATGCTAGGGAGATTGTCGCCGCTTCGATAAAATCGCCGCGTGATTGGTGCAAATTCGGTCGCCGGATACACGCGGGAATATCCTTCGCCGGAAGTTGTGCGCCGCCGCGTTCCACTGTCAAGCTGAGCTGTCGCATAGCGGTAGCGATAATGCTAATTGACCTGTAAACAGCGGAAAGCGATACGGCGGCTTCGGGTGGGAGGGGTTGAACGTTCGTTGTCGATCGCAACGCGGTCAGCGTATTGTTTATCGACTGAGGCGCGGCGGCGCGGGTCGTGAATCCGATCGCGGAAAGCAATTTCGAACGAATGTCCATACCGGCAATAAAACGCGGTTGCATGCGCGCGCGTCTATTAAGCGGCCGTGTTTGGGTTATTCAGGGTCGTTCGATACTTTCGGCGGGACGCTACGCAACAAGCGTGGGTACGTAGTCTTCCACGCGGTGTGTATCTGCGTAGATCGCGATTGACGCGGCGATAAGCGACGGGATAGGCGCTAAGCTCTTCTCACGGTCGAGTAGTTCCATGCCGTTCACGCGGCGAATCTGCGCCGCTGAGATTGCTTGCCTTAGAACGCTAGCGCCGTCGTGGATGAGCGTGTGATCGTCGCGGGCGGCGGTAATGAACGTCTGGTCAGCTAAGCGGCGTTCCTGGTAGGAAATGCGTTGCACGGGTAGAGTGTCGCCGATCTTATCCAGGATACGTTTAACCGGCCCTGCGTCGTCTGCGGTGAAGCGCGTAATGCCACGGTCCATAAGATCGTTTAGATAGGGGATTAGCCAAGCAGTGCCAGGCGCTTGGTGTAGCACGCGAACGGCGGGGCCGTCTTCGGTGGTCCACGCGGCAACAACGGCAGAGCACGCGTTAGACGGTGCGACTTCGAACGCTACGGTGAGTTCGTCCAGGGCCGGCGGTACGGCGGTTGTGTCTGCCAGGTCGTCCCACATTTGCAGCGGGATAATCGCGTCTTGAACGTCGGTCAGTCGGTTCATGTAGGCACGCATGAATTCGCCTTCACTCATATGTGCGAGTTCATCGGCTAAGAAGGCTTCGGTAATCGTGTTCCCTAAAGCTGGGTGGAACTTCCACCAGTTCGCTGGGTCTTTGTAGTCCAAGCCTTCGGGTAGCGAGAATTCGATATAGCAGAGGGATTGATCTTCGCCTTTGCGGCCACGGTCTACCATTTCGTTCATGAATTCGCTTGCGAGCGTGCCCCTCGTTGACGTGTACCAGCGTTGAGTTTTCCCGTAGAGCGTCGCGCCGGAGGGTCGCACGCCGCCTAGAATCGCTTCGCCTTGGGCTTTTGAGAAATACCAAATTTCATCTAGGTCAACGTAGGTAGCTGTTTCGCCGTGAATCGCTTCTTCGTTCGGCGTGAACTGTGAGAGCTTAGCGCCGTTCGCGATCAGCTCTAAGCCCGCGTCACCTTTGCCCTTCCTGGTTTTAAAGAAAGAAGACAGCGGGGAATGTTCAACTTCGCTAATCATGTCCAACATACGCAATGAAGAGTGTTTACCTGTTTGCGCTGTCGCGAACAGCCGCGCGCCGGGGTTTTCGATCATTCGAAGAAGGCGAAGCGGGCGAAGTAGCGTGGTTTTACCGGATTGCCTGGGCACGGTTACAAGAACGTCGCTGTACTTGTAAATCTTGCTTCCGTCGTTGTCGTACTTGAATTGCGTCGCCACGTCCCACACGTAGCGCTGCCAGGGTTGCGGCTCTTTGCCAAGCGAGAGGGACAGCGCGGTTAGGCGCGGTTCTTCGCTGAGATAGGCAGGGTCACGGCGCGGGCCGTAGGTAGGTGGTGGGAAGTGGGTAAACATCAGTTATTCGCGTGGGTCAGTGGGCATAGGAAGCGTGCGAGAGTCAAGAAGGGCAGTCAAGGCGTGCAGCGGGTCAGCGGCTTGTTCTACAGCGCGCGGTAGCTTGTCCGCAATGTCGTTCAGGGCCTTAAACAATTGAGCGCGGCCGCTAGCTGCGTCGGTCGGTTTAATATCGTCGACAGCGCGCGCGGCTTTGAGCACCAGGGAGATAAGGCCGGCGTGTGTGTCGTCTAAATACCCGGCGTTTTTGAGTGAATCTATTTGCCTTCTGTAGGCATCTTCCACAATTCCGGGCTTTTCGACTGAATCCCCTGTATATTTACCGAATATTTCGGTAGATAATGGGACGTCCTCAAAGTCCATTTTTTGCAACTTCCATTTTTTTTAGGGTGTTTTGGGGGGGGACTTTCAGAGCTAGCGCACGGTGTACCACCGTGCTTTTAGCCAGAAAAACGGGTCTGCGCGTCGATCAGCGAAGACAATCCTTCATAAATAACCGCCGAAGGGCCTAAATATTCAGTGTCACGCTTCGAACAATTACAACTAATATGCGCGGGCCTACAGTTCGCAAAGGTTGTACGGCCGCCTTTGCTTCTAGGTACTAAGTGTTCACATGATTCTTCGCCTGGCTTAATCCTCAGTCCGCATAGGCAACAGATGTTGCCGTACATGCGGATAAGCTCAAGCGTGAACGCTCTGCGTTCCTTGTAAGATAGGCCGGTCCAATCGTCTTTCATGAGACTACAACCGGCCTTGCTTCGCTCTGTGTGGTTGTCGCTGCGTTAGCGTCTAGCCAACGTGAGACGTGCGCGGGAATGTACCTAACGGCTCTTCCTACTTTCACGAACGGCGGGCCGCCGCCGCGTTGCCTAAGCTTCCTCAATAGCTCTTTATCGACCTGTAGGAAGTGTGCGCAGTCTTCTTCGGTCCATGCTGTCGCTTGCATCAGTCCACCTGGTTAGTGAGATATAGAGCGTGCAGCATAAGGTCATGAGCTTCGCTTAGCTGTGTGTGTAGCTGTAGTTGAACGCCAGAGCATGAATAGGGTGAATCCGGTAGTGTGCGCGTAGCGTCTTCGATGCTATCTAGAACAGAGTGAATAGCGATCTTGATTCGGTAGCGATCGTCTTCGATACTCATAGGTCTACCACGCTAGCGCCGGTCAGGTTCGCATGTTCTAAATGCGAGTCAGTTTCAAGCCGTCGAATCTCTTCATAAGTCATAGCGCCGCGTTCGGCAAGCTCTTGTGCTACCGGGTCAATGTCGCAAATGGCCCATAGGTCAGTATGAGCGTTCGGGTACTTCTTATTCATATATGATTGGAAAGTGATTACACGCAATTCAGTTTGTCCTTTCTTCTTAGCCGCTGTATCCACAGCGGGAGAAGCTTTCTGTGCATGAGCAAGCGCGCTGGTTGCGCTTGCTCTCCTGTTAAGAGGAAGGGCTGAAACCATTTCCGCATGGGAACTATCCACAGAAACGCGGCGTGGTTTTTGCGGGAATAGAACAGCGCGGTTGAGCTTGCGCAGACGTTCAGACGTTTCGCGGCGACGCTGGTTGAGAAGACGGTCATAAACAGGCCGGGCGGCGCGAACAAGGTCAACAAGCGTCTTCTTGTTAATGCGCATGTGTCCAGGACGCGGGCGGCCTTCCACAACGCCGCCCCTGTGCCAAGTAATCACGCCAAGGTCTTCAAGGTCAGGTAAGCAAGCGCGTACATGCCGGTCTGTGTAACCGGCGCGGTCTGCAAGCTGGTTAGTGGTGATCGTGAAGAATCCTGCGTAATCCGATCGTTGGTTACGCGAAGCGGCAACAAGCGAATCAAGAATGGCACGGTGGCAACGGAAAGCCGGGCCGCGTAACTCTCCCCACCCTGCGCGGCGAAGCGCGTCCAGGATAGCGAAGACGCTAGCGTTAGCGGTAAGCCGGCGCGTCACTTTTCTTCGCTCCTGTGAAGCTCTACGCCGTACCAGGCAAGAGCAGTGCCGAAAGCTGCGTAATGCGGCCAGGTGATTCGGTAGCCGTCGAACATGAACGTTGCAATAAGCATTGAGATAAGCATCAGTGCGAAGACAACGAACGAAGCGAAGAGCGGTTTATTAAAGTTCATCGTGTTACCTCACGCGTGTATTCTTCATTGATCGCAGCGCCGAAAATATCGAGACCGATAGGAACGCCGATCTGAATAAGTTGGTCAAGGTCATCTAGTGACCAGGTGCGGATTCCTGAAAGTTTGCGGCTCAAAGTGGCTTGTGTGACTCCAAGTTCGGCGGCTAGTGATTGCTGCGAAATTCCAGAGTCGTGCAGGTAGTTACGTACTACGCGAGTCACAACGGTTTGCGTTGATGTCATGGAAACTAGTATTCCATATTGGAAAATGAAAAATCAAGCCGTATCGAACTTTCAGTATCCAAACTATTGCTAGTTATGCCGCTTCGGTATATACTTTCCGCATGAGTACAACGAATCTTGTTGATGTGGTCGCGTCAAACATTCGTGCAGAGGCGGCGCGTCGTGGCCTTTATCAAGGGGATATTGCGCATGCGCTTGGCTTGCAGCAAGCGACGATTTCGAAGAGGTGGCGCGGCGGGCGGGCGTGGCCCCTTGAAGACCTGCCTACAGTTGCCGATGTCCTTGGGGTGTCTGTCGCTTATCTCGTTACGGATAATTCAGACGGTACGCCAAGTATTGAATTGCGCCCCCGACAGGATTCGAACCTGCAACCTCGGGATTGGGAGACTGTCGACGGTTACGCCGGTAGCGATCCTGAATGCGAGCTGATCGCCGCCGCGTAATTATCTGTATATGTTCACTATGACGATGCCGGCGGGTTGGGCGGGACCGGTAGCGGCGTATGAAAGATTCTTATTAGCGGCTGGGTGTACCCCTAAGACGGCGGCGCTGCGGCGTGACTGGCTAGCGCGCTTTGCGCGTTGGGTCCAGGTAGAGCCGTTTAGCGTGGAACCTACTAGCGTTATTGACTGGTCAGCGGCTCAAAACTGGTCACAGGCGACGCGTCGCAGTGCTCACCAGACAGTGAAGGGGTTCTACTCCTGGGCTAAATCAAACGGTGAGATTACAGACGTGCCGAAGATTCCAAGCGTGCGAAAAACGCCGGCCGCGCCTCACCCTGCAAGCGACGCGGCTTTACAAGCGTGCCTACTAGCCAGGGATTGGCGTGTACGCCTAGCGGCGCGTATATCCGTAGAAACGGGTTTAAGGCGCGCGGAAGTCGCGTGTATCAATGTCGATCGTGATTTAATCGAAACGCCGGAAGGAACGGCGCTAATCGTCCACGGCAAGGGCAATAAAACAAGGATTGTCCCACTACCGGCGGCGATCGCCGGCGAATTACAGCGCTTCAATGGCTTTGTGTTTCCTGGGAAGGAAGACGGCCATATTAGCGCCGCGTGGCTTGGGAAGTTGATTTCGCGGGAAATGCCGGCCGGCGTTTCGATGCACTCGCTTCGCCATCGTTTTACGACGCGCGCGTACAGGGCTACACGCGATCTGGTTGCCGTGCAGCGGATTTTAGGGCACGCTTCGCCGGAAACGACTCTAGTTTATTTACAGCTAGCAGACGATACGCTAAGGCGTGTCGTCGAAGCTGCGGCGTGAACGTTCTTCTTCCAGAGAGGCTATGCGCCGTCTCATTTCGGAATGACTATCGTGCGCGTGATCGTCGATACTATCGACACGATGCGTAATTTGAAGCAGCTGCGCGCCGTGAACGTTTAGTTCTTGTTCAATCCTGTTCAGCTGGTCTTTCACGCTGGAACCGTGATTCGGTTCTAGCTGCGCGCGGGTGCGGCGG